GCAATTGATGAACTGCGTGACTATGACCAAATGTTATTGGAACTCCATTTTGTGTATGGGCATAGCATGAGGGAGATAGAAAAACGCACGGGGATTCCAACACATTCGGTGTTTAACTCCATCAAGAACGCAAAACAATTTATCAAACAAAGGACACAAAACAAATACAAGATATATGCAGAAGAAAAAAGACACACGGAAACAGTTTACCGAATCACGACCATCCATCGGACTGGGGGATACGATTCAGAAGGTAACGAAGGCCACGGGGATTGAATTTTTAACCAAGTTTGTGGCAGGGGAAGATTGCGGATGCGATGCCCGTAAACACAAATTGAACAAGATATTCCCAAACAGAAAACCATTGTGCATGACGGAGGGCGAATACGATTGGTTTACACATTTTAAGGCCATAAATTCCACCACCTTATCACCGATGGAAGCGGATCACCTATCCAAAATGTGGTCACGGATATTCCAATCAAAGAGAATTTACAAGCCGTGTACCTGCAACCCAAAGGCATGGCAAACCATGATAAATGAATTGACACAAGTTTATGAAACTTATCAAGTGCAAGAATGAATGTGAAGTTTGTGACCATTACAAAGTAAGCACAGAAGAAAAAATCAACCCCACTGGACCACACATCGAATCTAATTTAATTTATATTTGTGATAAGTGCAAAATCAGGTTTGCGCATCGTGAACGATGGGGCGAATGGTTAAAACAAATTAGGCAACTGAATGAAACCGTATCAAAAGAACTACCTTAAACACTTTGGATATGATAAATGTGATACAATTTATTGCGAAGTGTGTGGAAAAGTTGCCCAAGATTTGCACCACATCAAAGCCCGTGGAATGGGTGGTTCTAAACTGCGTGACAACATTGAAAATATCATGGCACTTTGCAGAACTTGCCACGAATTTTACGGGGATAAGAAACAACACATGGATTTTTTAATCATCACACACCAAATAAAAATGAACAAATGATTGAAGCGTACAATATAAACGACATTCATCCCAACGATGCGAATCCCAGATTCATCAAGGATTCCAAGTTTGAACAGTTGGTAAAGTCAATAAGGGAATTCCCCGACATGACCATGGTTCGCCCATTGATAATCAACCAAGACAACATGATTTTGGGTGGAACAATGCGATACATGGCAATGAAGGAACTTGAATTTGTAACCATCCCATGTCAAAAGGTAGATTGGAGTAAGGAAAAGCAACAAGAATTCATCATCAAAGACAACCTAAATTTTGGGGAATGGGATTGGGATGCACTTGCCAACGATTTTGATGCGGATGATTTAGAAGATTGGGGATTGGAATTGCCAAAAGTAATTGACGAAGTAGAGGATGAACCAAAGATTGATACCCAAAAAATTACATTGGAATACACCCCCGATGAATACAACCAAGTAAAAAAAGCATTACAAAAAATAGCATCAACACCTGAACAAGCAGTTTGGAAATTATTAGAACTATGAAAGCATGGAGAGAAACCCGCGACACCATACCACATGACCAAGTGTGGGTATTAATTGACACCAAAGAGGTTGCCTACATTTTAGACGGGCAATGGTATTTGGCACATGATGATTCACCAATCAATGCACCATATATGTGGATGCCTATTCCACTTTTACCAAACGACTAAAACAATGAAACAACAATGGCAAGGGAAGATAATTTGAAACCGATGCAACCTGGGGAAACCCGTAACCCCAACGGCAGACCAAAGGGAAGCAAGAACCGAAGCACCATCGCACGGAAATGGTTGGAGGTAATGCAAGAAAGCAAAAACCCCATCACGGGCGAATTGGAAAAACTATCCCAAGAAGATTTGATAACCCTTGCAATGATACACAAGGCAAGGAAAGGCGATGTCGGTGCGTACAAACAATTAATGGATTCGGGATTTGGTATGCCCACCCAACAAATTGATGTCACCACCGAAAAACCAATCTTCAATGGTATTGACTTGGATGTAAAATAATGCTTCAAAGAACCACCGCCCAAACCAAGATTTCACAACTGCGAAAGCGGGTTAGAATTGTGCGTGGTGGAACATCATCATCAAAAACATTCAGTATTATTCCCATGCTTATTACATACGCGGTGCAAAACCCAAAGTGTGAAATTAGCGTGGTATCGGAAACCATCCCGCATTTGCGAAGGGGTGCAATCCGTGACTTTCTTAAAATCATGGACATGGTGGGAATGTATGACCCCGCCAAGTGGAACAAATCTTCACTCACTTATACATTCTCAAATGATTCATACATTGAATTCTTTTCTGCGGATCAACCTCAAAAGTTGAGGGGTGCAAGGCGTGATGTTCTATTCGTTAACGAGTGCAATAACATAGATTGGGAATCGTATTATCAAATGGCAATCCGTACCCGTAAATTCATCTATTTGGATTACAACCCAGTGGCGGAATTTTGGGTGGATAGCGAATTGGTAAACGACCCTGATGCGGAAATGATTGTACTAACCTACAAAGACAACGAAGCGTTGGACAAATCCATTGTGGCGGAAATTGAAAAGGCACGGGATAGGGCAGAAACAAGCAACTATTGGCGTAATTGGTGGAAAGTATTCGGGCTTGGTGAGATTGGAAATTTACAAGGGGTTATATTCAGCAATTGGCAAACCATTGATAAGATTCCCGAGGATGCAAGGTTACTTGGTTGTGGTGTGGATTTTGGGTATACAAACGACCCTACGGCAATTGTGGCCGTATATGAATACAATGGCCAACGCATCGTTGACGAGGTCGCATATCGCACGGGGATGCTTAATTCGGACATTGCCAAGGCATTGCCCAACTTTGTGCCAGTGTATGCGGATAGCGCAGAACCAAAGTCAATTGATGAAATCAAAAGATACGGCATCAGAATCAAGGGAGTGACAAAAGGAAAGGATTCAATCAACTACGGAATCCAAATCATGCAATCACAATCATATTTGGTTACATCAACATCCACAAACCTAATTAAAGAACTGCGCAACTATTGTTGGGATACTGATGCCCAAGGGCGTACAACCAACATTCCAACGGGTACAGAACACATCTGTGACGCACTTCGCTACCATGAGATGATGGCATTGGGGGTTCGTGGGAACTACGGCCAATACGATATCCGATAATTTTTTTAATTATTTTTCATTTTATATTTGGAATTACAAATAATGGGTGTATATTTGTTGAACAATATGACAAACAACATGACAAACACAACATTAACCCCCGCAGAAGTAAAAGTTTTAGGAATGGTATCAAGGTCACAAATCGAAGATGGCTTTTCAGAATACGATTCAGTTAGTTCACCATCTGAAAAAGGTGTATTGGGTTCACTTGTAAAAAAAGGGCTTGTATATGATGCTCGTGAAAATGAAAATGGTGACGATTACATGTATTGTTTAACTCCCGAAGGATTTGAAGCATGTTCAGAATTAGGATTCTCAACATCACACATCATTATGTTCAACTAAAATAGGGGGCCTAACCGCCCCCTTTGTTTATTTCGTGTGGATTAACTATATTCGCATTGACAAATAACATGGAAGTAAAATCAATTGATTACCAAGATTGCAAAGAGTGGTTTTTGAAAAAGCACTATGCAAGGAGAATCCCACCGATAGAGTTTTGTTTTGGATTGTATAATGACAATTTGTTGATTGGCGTATGCAGTTACGGGACCCCCGCGAGTAGCCCGTTAAGGGAATCAATACCATCGTTCAAATTGTATGAACTAAATAGATTAGTCATCAATGAAGGCGTTCCAAAAAACACATTAAGTTTTTTTGTTTCCAAAACAATTAAGATGATGCCAAACCCATGCGTGTTGGTATCTTATGCAGATACATCACACAACCATCAAGGATACATTTACCAAGCAACCAATTGGATTTATACGGGATTATCTGTAAAGTTTATGGATTACATGATTAAAGGCATGGAACATCTGCATGGGGCAAGTGTATTTGATATGTCAAGGGGGCAAGAAAACCGCGTTGAATGGTTAAGGGAAAAATTTGGTGATCGGTTGTACATGAAAGAAAGACCACAAAAACACAGATACTTTTATTTTATCGGAAACAAATACCAAAAAAAACAAATGGCCGTTGAGTTGCCGTATAAAATTGAACCATACCCAAAAGGGGACAATAAAAGATACGATGCAAGTTATCAACCAACAACACAAACAAAATTATTTTGACAAATAACAAATGAATTTAGGCGAATTTGATTGCTCGACGGGATTAATCAATGTTTTGTATCACGACAAAATAAAGGACATTTCGGTCCGCACATCAACCATTAAGGACATGGCATTGATTGACAAACTCCAAAAGGAGAATTCAAACGCCGTTGGGTTTATTCAAAAATCAATTTGGGACAAATATGTGTTCGGTGGTGAACGGAACTTTGTGGTACTGATTTGCGAAGCGAATAATGATGCGGTGGGTTATGTATTAATCACCCCAGGAATGACGGCATACAGATATGCCAAGATTCAACAAATCTGTGTTAGGAACGATGCAAGGCGGTTGCACTATGGTACTGCATTACTTGATGTGTGCAAACAATTCTGCATCAAGTTTCATCGGATTGGTTTCACTTTGCGGTGCCGTGTTGATTTGGATTCAAACAACTTTTGGAAGTCACTTGGATTTACCCATTACGACACATGGATTAAGGGCAAGGTAAACCATGTTGGATTCAAAGCATCCAACGACATCAATTTATGGAAAATAGAATTGAACAACAACATACTACAATTATTTTGACAAATGGAAATAAAAGATTATCGGTATTCAAACGAATTAAGAACAAAGGCAAAGGCATTGCCAATGTATGAGGAATTCATCAAACTGGTTGATGATGACAAAAAGGTACAAAAGTACAACACCATCCAAGATATGTTATTGGATGCGTTCAAATGGGATGCAACCCCACAAGGCCAGGACTATTGGCAATCGGTGTATGATTCAATTGTGATTATTGACCATCCAAGATGCCCCAAATGTAACCGACTTGCAAAGGTGACATTCAACAAATCCAAGGGGAATTATCGTTGCTTTTTATGTAAAATAAACTACAAATGACAACACATTACCAAGAGGTGCATAACCTTAAACAAGAAATTAGGCGGATGCGGTTGCAGATGATTGAACAGAAATCGGACTATGATAATTTAGTTCGTGCGTTAAAGCGTGAAATTGTCCAACCCAAAACCGACATAAATTTGGAGCCAACCCCATGGCGTGAAGTGTTACGGGCAATCTGTGAGGTTTACGACCTTACACCCGACACAGTGATAACAAGGTCAAGAAAACGAAGGCCATTGTATGCCCGTCATATGTTCAACCACATTTGCAGAAAGCGGTTGGAA